GAGAGAAGTATATACGCTCTAAGGATGGCAATATCAGTTACACATTCGCAGGTCTGAGACGTTCACTCGACTCCATCAAGTCCAAGGCTCGTATCCTATTGTGTTGGGTCGATGAGGCTGAGGCATTGAGTGGTCGTGCTTATGATGTATTGATACCTACTATTCGTGAGGTTGATAGTGAACTGTGGGTAACGTGGAATCCTGAATCAAAGTATTCAGCAACCCATGAGAGATTCAGGCTAGACCCTCCAACCAGTTCTAAGATTGTTGAACTCAATTGGCGAGACAACCCATGGTTTCCTGAAGTCTTGGAGATGACTCGACAGGAAGACAAAGAAAAAAGACCAGACACTTATGGTCATATTTGGGAGGGTGAGTTCTTAATTTGGACAGAGGGTTCATATTTTCAGAGCGAGATGAGACGCATGAAGGATGAGGGCAGAATCTGTAAAGTTCCATACGATAGGTCAAAGGGTGTTGTGTGCAGTTATGATTTAGGCATAGGTGATTCCACAGCGATATGGTTTGCACAGTTTATTGGGACAGAGGTACACATCATTGACTACTATGAGGCTTCTGGTGTCGGTCTAGAACATTACGCAAAGGTTTTACAGGATAAAGGCTACGTCTATGACCAACACATATTCCCACATGATGTTCGAGTCAGGGAGTTAGGCACAGGCAAGAGTCGTATCGAGATGTTGGAGGATTTAGGTATCAGGGACATCGACATTGCACCTGACCTTCTGGTCGATGATGGCATCCAACAAGTCAGGACATTGCTAGACAAGTGTTGGATTGATGAGGAAAAGTGTGAGAAGGGAATCGACTGTCTGTTAAACTACTCAAGAGATTGGGATGACAACATGAAGGTATGGCGAAAGAAACCCAAGCACAATTGGGCATCTCATGGTGCGGATTCGATGAGGTATCTTGCTGTCGGATATAGCGAACAGACCTTCAATTGGAATCAACCATTAAAACGTAACCTCAAGGGAGTTGTGTAGTGGATGGTTTGCTAGGTAATTCAACAGACAAAGATAATAAGTCTTTTCTCGGAAGCATTTGGGACTTCTTGACTGAGGTTGACCCTGAAAGACGTGCTCTTATCGAAGCAGAGAAAGAAGCACTTAAACAACGTAGACTTCAAGGTGATGAGTTTGGTAATACTCCCAATGCTTGGTTATACAATTCAGAGTTCTCAGATGACCCAAACAAAGCCATACGATTCTTTAAGAACATAGTTCCGAATGCGGCTAGGTTCTACACAGACACTTCTGACATGCTTCAGATACCACAAGATGTTATTAAACCTGTAGGAGACTTAGTAGCAGGTGGCATCCTTAAAACACCAGTAGGTGGATTACTTGGTGAAGATGTAGGTGTTGAGCAACGTCAGATGGCTACTCAATTTGGTAATATGGTTGTAGATACATTTTCTAGTTGGGATAATTTTACAAATGCTGTAGCAAACAACCCATTAGATGCTATGGGAATGTTGATGGGTGCAGGATATGGTGGTGCACAAATAGCACAGTTAGCCAAGAACCCTGCACTCAAAGCATCAGTTAAAAAGACATTACAGAACTTTCCTGACCCTGCTGATGTAATGGGTAATGCTCCATTGATTGGACAGTTCTTTCCTAACACAAAGATTCCAGTCATTTACTGGCATGGCTCAGACCAAAAATTCACAAGGTTCGATACTAAATATATGGGACGAGGTCAAGGTGCACAGACGTATGGTTGGGGAATATATGTGGGACAGCACCATAGAACTGGACGTGCTTATGAAGGAGAAGACCAATGGTATGATGACCAAGCACTAGGACACTACAATAATGCAATAGATGCTGAGGATTACTTTGCGGCAGAGATGTGGGAAGCGGCTCTGTTGTATGACTCCCCTTCACAAGTAAAGGCGGCGATGATTGATGCCTATGGTGCAGACCATCCTCAAGTCAAGAAACTATTTAGCGAAAAAGATGGTGACTTCGATACCTTTAAGGAAAATTTCTTCAATGCTAACTTTGGACGTATGAAGGTAGATGTAGATGAAAAAGACCTTGCTACAATGCTAAATGATTCAAAAGCAGTTTATGACCAACCACAAGTTGTTAAGGATTTCCTTTCCAAAGAATACCCAAGGTATATGGAGTTGGTCGAACAATACAAACCATTACAGGTCAGAAGAGATGAAATAATGGATTTGTTTCAACAGCAGACTGGGAAGGTTAAGATTGATGATATAGTATTAAAGGCTGAACTTGACGATATTATTAAACAGCAAAGTGACTTACTAACTAGAATAGGTCGCTTAGACGATAGTATTCCACATCCTCTTGAGGGTCAAAACATCTATAACTGGCTCGTAAATAGACAGGCAACCACTATGGGTGACCCCACAGGTGCTAGAAAGATAGTATCACAGAAACTACATTTGAATGGAGTTAAAGGCAGACGTTATTGGGACGAAGGGTCAAGAGATGTGGGTGTTACAGATAAAACAGAGAACTTGGTTCTATTCAACTCTAACACAGGAAAAATACTGGAAGTTAATGATGTGCCAGTTGCACAGTTGCAAGGCTCAATAGGGGTGGATGATGTACCTTATGGAATGCAGGTAGGTGGTCAGGTAAATACACAGTTTGCAACAGGACAAAAGACTTCGAGAGTAGGTGAAGAAGGTCTTTTACAAAGCCTGACAAGAAGAGTAGAAGGCAGGGACAGAGCAGATACCGATGAGATGTCTATACAGGATTTGGAAGGTAGATATCTTTTGACAACTGAGGCAGACAGGACAGATGCAAGTGGTCGTATAGTCAGAGTCAATGATATTCCAGTAGATACTAAACTATGGGGTGGTTTGGGTTATCAGAGAATGCTTGAGAATATCTTGGCAGATAAATTGTGGGCAACTGACAAAGGAGCAATGACGAAACTTAATAACCAAATCGAAGTAATCAAGGCACATACAGGTCAGTATCCACTACTAACCCAACACTTATTACAACCAACAAGTGGAAACTTCAGTCACATGACTACTCAAGTCATGCTAGACGCTCTTAAAAGTAATCTAAGTAAAACGAAAAAGAAGCAGTTAGACAAAGATATTAGAGCAATAGTACCTGCTTGGAAAACAATCGAAACAGATAATTTGGAAGATGCAATGAAGCAAATGTCAGGTAAAGAAAATATGGCTTTAGGAAAAATGCTTGACAGAGACTATAGGAATGATGGATTGACATTGTCACAGGCAGGTCTTGCAGTAGCAGACCCTGACCTTGTACAATCAGCACAAGGAACTATCAAATACATTGGTGAGATAGAGCCTTCTCTGGTTAATAGAATAGTAACAGACCATGCACACCCATCCTACGATACTGTTCTGAGAGGTCATACGATAGGGAAACTTAAAGAAGACCTCACCCTTTGGGATGTGTTACATGGTGGGGCAAGTAGATACAAAAAACCACGAGTTGTTGACCCTGATAATCCTACACCTGATGATTGGTACTCTTTAAAACGAAACAAACCAACGTGGTCATTGGTTGACGAGGGATTATTAAGAAATTTAGAAAATAGAGGAAAACTTAAAGGTGGATTATTAAAATAGTGATATACTTACGCAAAAACAGGAGGCGATTATGGCTTGGCAAGACAAACCTATTCAAGCAATAGGTGGTGGTTTATTAAGTTATTGGGACGAATTAAAGGAGATGCTTGGCAAGGGAGCAGGTAGAACAGGTATCAATGTTGGTGGAGGTGTAATGGATGCGGCTACTGGAATTGGTGCTAGAGCCTTGGGTAGTGAGCAAGAAACTGACTTCATGCAAAAGATGAACTGGCTAGAGAACAATCCTAATGCGTCTAATTATGAATTACAACTTCTAGGAATAACACCTGAAACCAAATCAGAATTTGAACAAAAGATGCAATGGCTACGGAGTAATCCTGACGCAACACAACAAGAATTAGGAGTTCTAGGTATTGGTGCAAGAGGACTTAATACACCTGCTGAACGTGAATACTTAGCAAGTGTTATGAGTGGTAATGAAGCCACATCTGCATTCAGCGACAAAGTTAAGTACGTTGCAGAGTTGCTCAAGGAGGTGGGCATTAGTCCTAATAGTCAGCAGTACCAACAAATGATGCATAAGATGCTGAGTGGTGGTGTGTTGAGTGGTGTAGGTGCAAGAGGACTTAATACAGAGGCTGAGAGAAACTTTCTAAATGCCAAGTACGATACAACTAAAGATTGGACATTCGATGTGGATGGTAAAACAGAAGCCTATACGTTTAGTGGGGATGCTATGCCTAGTGCAGAGGCAGTACAAAATATGCGAGATAAGTATGGTATTACTGGTCAGGGTCAACTTCTAAATAATTGGCAGGACAAAGCAACAGCACAAGCAAGTGACACGAAACAGCAGATGTTTGAAAACAAGTTAAACCAACTAGACTCAGCACAATTAGACCAAGTGATGCGAGTAATGAGTCCAATGACACCTGAACAAAAGGAACGCTTTGTTAGTGATGTTATAAATGGACAGGTATCACTTACTGGTTATGGCATACAAGATGAAGGACAGGCTTGGGGTGAACTGACACCGAATTTTGCACCACAACAAATGCAATACCAAACAGGTACAACTTTACCGAACTTAGGATTCGCAGGGTACTAATATGGCACTAACTAATTTCACAGGACTCAAGGCGAGTATTGCTGACTTCCTCAACAGAGATGATTTAACAGCAGTCATACCTGATTTCATTTCATTGGCAGAGGCTCAAATCAACAGAGATGTACGTCATTGGAAGATGGAGGCACGTTCAAGTGGTCAACAAGACCCTTCAGACGAGTACATGCAAGTACCTGCTGATTGGGTTGAAACGATAAGATTACACCTTACAGGAAGTGGCACGTCAGTAGTTAATCTCATATCAAGAGATGCGATGGCAGACAAACGTC